ATTCACCAAGACCTCCCCACTGCAGCAAGAGATTCCGGGATGTCCAGCGCTACCTTTTACCGGCGTGTTGTGGACCTGCAGATGCATCTGCGCATGTTCGGTATACGGCCGACCAACTGACCGACCTTGGGGTGGCTGAGAAAAACCACCCTCGCTCCCGGTAAGAACCTTCAACGAAAACAAACGCCGCGCCCGGCACCGGGCGGCGGTGCAGGGATAACTTTTTCTTGGAATTTTCATGATGCCCAATCACAACCCAATTGCCACTTCACGCAGTCACCTCGGTCTGGGCGTGGATGTTGGACGTACTGCCCTGCAGACGGTCTATGTCCCTCCAGTTGCGCTGAGCGAAACCGCCTTCTGCGATTGGATCGCCAGTGCGATGGTCGGGCAGTCCATTCAGTATCACGAAGGTCTGTTGCTGGTTGACCGCTCAGAGGCTGGCAGCCCCTTGCCTACCAAAGAACGCGCCCGACTGCATGCCGTAGCCCGGCGCGCCTGGATCGCCTGCGAGTTGTGTCTCGTGCACCTGTTCAGCTTGAAGGTCGAAGAGGGCCACTACCGCTACATCGCTGTGCGTTCCAGCAGCGTGCTTACCCCACCCGAGATTCGCACCCGCCTGCATAGGGCCGGATGCAGTTCCTCAGTTCCCGCGTCCACTGTCTCCCACTGAAAGAGAGTCCCCATGATCCCCAAACCTGATGTGCTTGATGAAATCGGTCAAATCTACGTGGCCGAGCTCGAGCGTCTGCCCTTGGCAGAGTTGGAAAAACTGATTCAACACGTGGCATCCGTCGAAGAGTCGGCGCGCCATTACAAGCAGCTTCTGCACGCTGCGATGCATCATCGTTTCTGCCAACACGCTGCACAGTTGCGCCAGCAGGCTGGCAAGTCCACAGGCACGGTTCGCTTTGAAGTGGACGGCTTTGTGGTCATTGCAGATTTGCCCAAGCGCCCGGAATACGACCAGGCAAAGCTCAAGGGTGCAGTGGATGCCCTGCGCAAGTGGGGCGAAAACCCGGATGACTATGTCGGCATCGAAATCAAGGTGTCCGAGACCAAATACAACGCCTGGCCACCGGCGGTACGTCAGCTCTTCGAGCCCGCCCGCACGCTCAAGGTGGGTAAGCCCACGTACAAGTTGGAGCAGATCAAGTCCGGTGCCATGCCTGACGCCGCCAACGACGCTAACTTCGGTGAGGTGCTGTGATGGCCATGTCACTCAACCAACTGACCCGGGCTAACCAGCCCAAGGCACCTCGCATCTTGATCCACGGTGTGGCAGGGGTGGGCAAGACCACATTCGCGGCCGAAGCCAATGCGCCAGTTTTCGTGCAGACCGAGGATGGTCTGGGAACCCTGGCTGCAAACCACTTCCCTCTGGCTCGCACTTTTGAGGAGGTCATGGACGCCCTGGCTGCGCTGTACACAGAAGCACACGACTTCAAGACCGTCGTGGTGGACAGCGCCGACTGGCTGGAGCCACTTGTCTGGAACAAGGCATGCCGTGACAACGGCTGGGCGTCGATTGAGGATGCCGGGTACGGCAAGGGCTATGTGGCGGCACTCAGCCTGTGGCGCCAGTACATCGATGGTTTGAACGCACTGCGCGATGACCGCAGCATGACCGTGGTGCAGATCGCCCACACCGATATCAAGCGCTTCGATAGCCCAGAGCACGACCCGTACGACCGCTACGTCATCAAGTTGCACACCCGGGCTGCGGCCTTGTTGCAGGAGCACTCTGACATCGTGCTGTTTGCCAACTACCGCATCAGCACTGTCAAGGCGGACGTGGGCTTCAACAAGAAGGTCAACCGCGCCATGGGCTCGGGCGAGCGCGTGATCCATACGGCTGAGCGCCCGGCCTTTCTCGCCAAAAACCGCTATGGACTGCCGGAGACCTTGTCACTGGACTGGCAGACCTTTGCCCAGGCCATGCCGCAGTCCCTGCAGCCCATGCTTTTCCCACAGCAATCCCTCACCAGCAACCCAACCCCCACCTGAAATCGAAATAGGAGTAAATCACCATGGCATCTTTTGGACACACCTTTGACGCGGCTTCTGTTGAACCTAGCAGTGGTTACGACGTTCTGCCCCCCGGCAAGTACCTTGCGCAAATAGTCGCAAGCGAAATGCGCGCCACCAAGGACGGGCACGGCCAGTACCTGTACCTGGAAGTGGATGTTCTGGACGGCAAGTACGCCGGACGCAAGCTGTTTGACCGCCTCAACCTGGTCAATGCCAACCCTGATGCGGTGCAGATTGCGCAGCGCACCCTATCTTCCATCTGCCGCGCCGTGGGCAAACTGCAGGTCAGCAATTCGGAACAGTTGCACCTGATTCCGCTGATTGCTGACGTGCGTGTTCGCCCGCCCAAAGGCATGTACGGGGAAAGCAATTCAATTCGCTACCTGCCGCGCTCCGACTCGGCAGCCAATGCAGCATCGTTTTCCACTCCCAGTGCGCCGATGCCGGTGGCAAAAACCGTTGCAGCGGCCCCGCCCCAGTCGGCCGCGGCCAACGGCATGCCCTGGAAGCGTCAGGGTTAAGGACGGACCATGCAGGAGCACGTTCATACCCGAGAGGCTGTGCGCCTGCCGGATTCCGTGCAGGGGTGCCGCTCACGCGTGGTGGAACTGATGGATGAAATCGCATCCATCCGTATCCAGATTGCCACCTCAGACATTCGCCGCCAGAACGAGAAGCGCACATTGGATCCAGCCTGGTTCCATCGCGCCAAAACGGCACTGCGCGTCAAGCGCAATGAACTGGCGCAGGTTACGGCGCATCTGTCCACCCTGGTCCATCAGGCAGCCCATCTGCCGCGTCCCGCTCCCCGTGATGCCTTCAAGGACACCCTTATTGAAGTCCTGCGGTCGGACTTCGACGACGTGCAATGGGCTGGGGTACTTCAGCGCGCCCGGGAACTGCATGACAGCAAGGGGGACAACCATGGCTGATCTCCCGACCATCAGCAGTCCGACCCGTGACGCCATATTTGCAGCCTACGAGGCGGAGTCAGGCAGCGGCTTTCGAAGCCACCTGGGCGCATCCCTCATTGGACACGCATGCGAACGTGCGCTTTGGTGCGGGTTTCGCTGGACCACACCCAGTAAGCATCCCGGGCGCCTGCTTCGCCTCTTTGAGACGGGTCAGTTGGAAGAGGCGCGCCTGGTGGCCAATCTGCGCAAGACCGGGGCCACCGTATTGGAGGTGGATCCTGAGACGGGCCGCCAGTTCCGGGTGCAGGCGCATGGGGGGCACTTTGGTGGTTCGCTGGACGGCGCCGCCATCAATTTGCTTGAAGCCCCTAAAACCTGGCATGTGCTGGAGTTCAAGACGCATTCCAGCAAGAGCTTTGCTGACCTGGTGGCCAAGAAAGTGCGTGACAGCAAGCCTCAGCACTTTGCGCAGATGCAGATCTACATGCATCTGACAGGCATGACCCGCGCGATGTACCTGGCGGTCAACAAGGATACCGACGACGTGTACGTTGAACGCATCGAGCATGACGAAGCCTATGCCAAGAGTCTGCTGAACAAGGCGCATCGCGTCATCTTTTCTGTCACGCCACCACCGCGGATCAGCGAGGACTCGACTTGGTACCAGTGCCGCATGTGCGATCACGCTGGGCTCTGTCATGCGGGGCCGGATGGCGCAGATGCTGCGGCCGTCAACTGCCGGACCTGCTTGCATTCCACGCCAGTGGATGGTGGCTGGCGGTGTGAGAGGCACCAAAAGCCTCTGAGCGAAGCAGACCAGCGCCTGGCATGCGAGTTCCACCTGTACCTGCCACCCCTGGTGCCAGCCCAGCAGGTGGATGCCGGTGTGGACTGGGTGGATTACCAATTTCCTGGCGGGCGCTGGCGCGACGCCGGGTTGAACAAGCAGACGAACTTTTACAACGAGGTGAAACCATGACCCATTCTTTGCGTCCCTACCAAAGTGCAGCTATCCAGGGCATCTACAACTACTTCCAGGACGACACCGGCAATCCGCTGGTGGTAATCCCAACCGCTGGAGGCAAGTCCCTGGTGGCGGCTACCTTTGTCGAGGGTGTGCTCAAAGCGTTTCCTGACCAACGCATTCTGATCGTGACCCACGTGCGCGAGTTGATCGAGCAAAACTACGCCGAACTGATGAAGCTCTGGCCTCAAGCGCCCGCTGGCATCTATTCGGCGGGCCTCAAAAAGCGTGAGATCCGCGCGCAGATCTTGTTTGCCGGGATCCAGTCCATCCATCGCAAGGTCTACGACGTGCAGCAGTGTGATCTGGTCCTGATTGATGAAGCGCATCTGATACCGCGCACGTCCAACACCATGTACCGCCAATTTCTGGATGGATTGAAGCGCTTGAACCCGATGCTCAAGGTCATTGGGTTGACCGCAACGCCGTACCGGCTGGACTCCGGCATGTTGCATCAGGGCGAAGGATCCATCTTTACCGACATTGCCTATGAGGTATCAGTCCGTGAATTGATCGATCTGAAGTACCTCTCACCGGTGACATCCAAGCGCATGGCGACCCAACTGGATGTCAGTGGCGTGGGCACCCGTGGCGGCGAGTTCATTGCCAAAGACCTCGAAGCTGCGATCGACAAGGACGCAATCACCCAGAGTGCTGTCGGTGAGATCGTGACGTACGGCGCCAATCGCAAGAGCTGGTTGATCTTTTGCGCCGGTGTGGACCATGCGTACCACGTGCGCGATGCAGTGCGTGCGCGCGGTGTGACCTGCGAGACCATCGTGGGTGATACGCCCAGTGCCCAGCGCGAGGCCATCATCAACGACTTCAAACAGGGCCGTATTCAGTGTCTGACCAATGCCAACGTGCTAACCACGGGCTTTAATG